TCAGCACATTTGGCTAATCTCTAGTGACCGCGACTGGGATCTGCTAATACAAGAAGGTGTAGGCCGGTTTTCTTATGTAACTAGAAAAGAAATTACAGTAGATAACTGGGATGAGCACTATGAGATCTCCCTTGAGAATTATATTTCTTATAAGTGCTTAATTGGAGATAAAGGAGACAATGTAGCAGGTATTGAAGGCATTGGCCCAAAACGTGCAATACAGCTTATCGAGCAATACGGCACAGCTCTAGATATTTATGATGCTGTACCTCTTAGTGGTAAGTACAAATATATACAAAACCTTAACGAAAATGCTGAACAGTTGTTAGTAAATTACCAACTAATGGACTTAATTACTTACTGTGACGAAGCTATCGGGGCAGAGAACCTGACCGATATAGAACGGAGAATGATGAATGCAGTTGAATTATCGTAGAGATAATTATTTATCTGAGTTTAGTATCAAAACTCTAAAAGATAGATACATGATTCCAGGAGAGGAATCCCCACAGGAAGCATTTGCGAGGGCAGCCAAAACTTTTTCTGATAACGATGAACATGCACAGCGTTTGTATGATTACGCAAGTAAGCTATGGTTCATGTTTTCAACCCCTATACTGAGTAACGGAGGCACCCGCCGTGGACTACCTATTTCTTGCTTTCTTAACTACGTTGATGACAGCCGATCTGGTATCACTGACCACTATACTGAGAATGCGTTCCTTTCGTCAGTGGGTGGAGGTATTGGTGGAAGCTGGAGCGGGGTCAGGAGCGTAGGCTCAAAAACGAGCAACGGCTCCGAGTCTACTGGTGTTATACCTTTTCTAAAAGTTGTTGATGCGGAGATGCTTGCATTTTCGCAGGGAATTACTCGTCGTGGTAGCTATGCTGCATATATGCACATTTCTCACCCTGAGATTGAAGAATACTTGGACGTTAGAAAGCCCACTGGAGGTGATATTAACCGTAAGTCCATAAATCTTCACCACGGCGTAGTAATTCCCGACTCTTTTATGCGATTGATCGAAAGAGCTACAAAAGAGGAAGGATTCGATGATAGTTGGAATCTGATTGACCCACACAGCGGTAAAGTTGTTAAGACTGTAGCTGCAAAGACACTGTGGGTAAAATTGATCCAGAACCGTGTAGAGACTGGCGAACCTTATCTTATGTTCGAAGATACTGTACAGCAGGCACTACCCGAAGCACAGAAGTTGCTAGGGTTAAAGGTACATCACTCGAATCTTTGTTCAGAAATTACACTGCCTACAAATACTCAACGTACCGCAGTATGCTGCCTATCAAGTGTAAATTTGGAGGAGTATGATGAATGGAAAGATCACCCTGACTTTATTCCGGACTTGGTGCGAATGCTGGATAATGTGCTCACTTATTTCATTGATAACGCTCCTAATGAGCTGGAGAAAGCAAAGTATAGTGCCTACAGGGAGAGGAGTATTGGACTTGGCGCAATGGGCTTTCACGCCTATCTGCAACGCCATAACATTCCTTTCGAGAGTGCTCTCGCAAAGGGCAGAAACATCGCAATGTTTAGGAGAATTAAGGATGAAGCACTTAAAGCTACACGACTTCTTGCTAAAGAGCGCGGAGAATGCCCTGATTGTCTTGGGTTTGGTGTTAGGAATGCTCATCTACTGGCTATCGCTCCTAATGCTAGCAGCAGTATTATTTGTGGTAATACTAGCCCAAGCATTGAGCCTTACCGTGCCAACGCATTTGTACAAAAGACTAAAACAGGCAGTTCTCTACTCAAAAACGAATACCTAGAACACGCTCTAGATGAACTAGGTTATAATACTGATGAAGTTTGGAAAAGTATTATTACTAATAACGGTTCAGTACAGCACCTAGATTTTCTAGATGACTGGACGAAAGAAGTATTTAAAACCGCAGTGGAGATTGATCAGAGATGGGTTATTGATCTAGCAGCAGATCGTCAACAGTACATCTGTCAGAGTCAGTCATTAAACGTCTTTTTCCCTGCGAATGTCTCGAAACAAGAACTTCATGCAGTACATATGATGGCTTGGAAAAAAGGAGTAAAAACTCTATACTATCTGCGCAGTGAAGCATTTAAACGGGCAGACAAAGTATCAGATGAAGCTCTAAGACAGATGATTTTTGATAGTGTATCAGAAGACGGGGGCTGTCTAGCCTGTGAAGGATAGATTTCAAAGAGTAGTAGGACTACTATCTGAGAAAGAGAACGAGGATTTATATTTAGAAATACGGCAAAGCCCCTGGAGGATGCAGGGGTTTAGTCAAGATCCTGCTAACATTCCAGATAGAAAAAAGAGTCTTATATCTCCAGATATTTGTATGTTTTGGTATTTAAATCTTGTTCCTCATAGGTTTGTATCAGTAGAAATGGTAAGACGAATCGAATTAGCTACTAAGCAAAAGTACAAAGTCTTACAAGTCTATGCAAATGGACAAACTACAGGACAGGATGGAAGTTGGCATAGAGATACGGGGAAAGGAGTTAATAATCCAAATTTGTATACTTTTCTTCACTACTGTAATCCTGTATGGGAGAATGACTGGGGAGGCGCAACAGTTTTCCAAGACTGTATAGCAGAGTATATACCTAACACCGGAATATTATTTAACAGCAATTTAGTGCACGCGGGACTAGCCCCAAATGCAAAATTCAAAGGTCTTCGTACAACGATAGCCTTTAAGTTGGAGAAAATATGATTACAATTTTTGGAACACCAACCTGCGGGTACTGTAGAGAGGCAAAAGCTCTCTGTGAAAGAAAAGAACTTTCCTACAAGTATGTAGATATTACTGTAGAAAATATTGATTTTTCTGATTTCGAAGCTCTTACAGGCAAGAAATTTAAAACAGTCCCACAGATATTTAATGGGGAGCAGTATGTAGGAGGCTACAAAGAGCTGAAGGAGCTACTAGACAAATGAGTGGACTACTAGAAGAACGTCAATACTATAAACCTTTTAATTATCCTTGGGCTTTCGAGTACTATAAACAACAGCAGCATATGCATTGGCTGCCTAGTGAAGTACCATTAGCAGACGATTTGAAAGACTATCGAGAGAAACTCTCTCCTGAAAGTAGGTCTTTGATTAACTCTATTTTTAGATTCTTTACTCAGGCCGATGTAGACGTTTGTTGCGGATATGCGAAACATTACCTACCAACATTTAAACAGCCGGAAGTACGAATGATGCTCTCGGCTTTTGCAAGTATGGAAGCAGTGCATCAAGAAGCGTATTCTCTGCTGCTGGAGACTCTTGGATTTCCAGATGATGAGTACCAAAAGTTTGCCGAACATAAAGCAATGTTAGACAAGCATGAGTACTTAAATGACTTTGGTATGGATAGCAAATTAGATATTGCAAAGACTATGGCGATTTATAGTGGATTTACCGAAGGCGTACAGCTTTTCAGTAGTTTTGCGATTCTTTTGAATTTTCCACGACATAACTTGATGAAGGGTATGGGTCAAATTATCACTTGGTCTGTGCGAGACGAGAGCCTTCATGTTGAAGGAATGAGTCATCTATTTAGAGCTTTTATTAAGGAAAATCCAGAGCTTTGGAATGATGACTTAAAGTATGAAATTTACTGTGCAGCAGAAAGAACAGTAAAACTAGAAGATGCTTTTATTGATCTTTGTTTTGAAGGAGCAGAAGTACCTGGACTCACAAAGGAAGAAGTAAAAAATTATATTCGCTATATCGCTGATCGTAGACTATTAGGACTAGGCATGAAGAAAATCTTTAACAGTGAAGAAAATCCTCTGCCTTGGCTTGATTATATGCTCAATGGGGTAGAACATACAAACTTCTTTGAGAACCGCGCTACTGAGTACGCTCGTTCTAGTACTACAGGTAATTGGCAAGATATTTTTAAGTGATACAACAAAAAACCCCGCAATAGCGGGGTTTTTATTAACTTGCAGTTCCTCCAGGCATTCCCGTCGGTACTTGTATATCTAACTCTATACCTTGGCCAGGATCATTAGGATTATACTGAAACCATCTACCTTGTGGGCAGCTTTCATTCATTATACGAACTTTTGCAGGAGCAAAGCATCCACAGCTTCTACAGAGATTTACTCCCTTTATAAGTTGTGGACAGCTTTTACAGATAGCAATTCTTCGTGCCACTACCTGATGCTTAGGATTTGTTACTTGTATATCATCGCTCATGGTTTTACCGGCTTCACAGGAGAATTTGTGGTTCTCACTGGCTTGACAGGCACATATGTTCCTGCTAGTGGAGCAAACTTTTTCCGAGTATATAGTGCAAAGTCATAATAAGCTTCTATTCTATCTTTCCAATCTTTTTGCCACGGGAAAATAAACCCAGAAAAGTCACAGTCAATCACATTATATAGAAGCTCTTGCCTTCTCTTTAGCTCTTTAAGTAAGAAAAGCTCCCTAGTAAGAGCATAGTAGGCTCCTATAGTTTCTTCAAATATAGAGCCATAGTTATTTACTTGTTTCCCAAATAGTACTCCAGTAGCCGTAAATTCACTACAAGCACTCGCCCATATCTCCTCTGATTGTAGTAGTAGTTGCATACCACTAACTTGACGGGGGATAACTAAGTTCCACCCAACTAGCTTACCTACTATGTCCTCTCCTTCGGGATTAGTTACTGGATGGAACTTAAAGAATATATCATCATTTTCAAATGCTGCTCTTGCAAATACTTCCCAGTCAATAACTTTATACATATTATGACCAGGAACCATTACAATACGCTTTACCTCTTTAAACCTATCAGGTACTTCTTCTAGTTCGTATTTATCTTTTAGAATTCTTTTCCACTCAAAAGCTATATCAGTTTTAGAGGAATACTCCTTTGCTGCATTTACTATTCGACAGTTCATCTCTACAGACATAGTATTTAAGTATACTCCGCCTGCAAATTCTGTATAAGAAAACTCTCCGAATCTTGGTTGCTGTATAGATCCTACATCATAAGTTGTAGGAAATGGGCAGAGTTCACGTATATATTCTTCTATATTCTCTGCCCATGAATTTCTATCGCTTCTCTTGGCATCCCCAATTTTTCCATGGTTGCTGCCGGTGGTTTTCATTAAGTTATTTGTAAATCTCACGAGATATTAGCTCCTGGCATAATAGGCCATGTTATTGTGAAAGGATCATCAGCATTTGTAATATCTGCTAACTGGGTTAAATACTCATCTAAGGCAGCAATAGTAACAGTAGGAGCCACACCTAGTCTCTCCTCTCTTAGTGCTCTCATCACTAAATTATTACTATAGTCAAAAAGTCTTTGTCTGCGCTTTCTTACGTCTACCCATTTTGCTGCAAGTCTACTTGCAGCTATACCAGGTTCCGTAATTTCTTCTAATTCATAGTCTCTTAGCCATACTTGTGCTTCTTCATCCCATACAGGTTTTGAAAGTACAACTCTATGAGTTTTTGTCTCTTGTGGCATAGATAATATTCTAGGGGGCACTCCAATATACTCTGGAGGTAGAGAGTTAGAATCTAAATTCCAAGGCAGACTCATATTTGAAAGCCGAGTTCTAATAACGGACTCTGGCAGAGGCCACTCCAAAACTTCTTTGGTTTCAGGGTTAATTTTTGCGTATAACATCTTATTTCCTCATTACCCAGTATACCTAGAAGTATTCTGGCTGGTAAGAACTGTAGTAGTACTTGAAGTCGGATTATTCGTCTGATAAAGAGTATTCCAGCTACTGCTCCATGTTGTTGTTGTAGCACGAGTCGTAGTAGTACTACGGTTGGTAGCCCAAGTAGTAGTAGTATTAAATACCGTAGTTGTAGCTCTGCTAGTATTCCACGTGGTAGTAGTGGATCTACTTGTATTCCATGCCGTAGTAGTTGATCTAGACGTATTCCAGTAAGAAAGATAGGCCGTAGTAGTAGCTCTAGAGGTAGCAAATGTAGTAGTTCTAGACGTATTAAATCCGTAGGCAGTAGTTCTGGAAGTATAGACAGAGTATTCTGTTAACCAACTTGTTGAAACTGGTTGTGGTACATAGTACGCCGTATTACCTGTAGTAGAAGTAGGGCTAGGATAGCTCGTAGGCCCATAGTTATAGTACCCGCCATAATAAGCAGTGGGCCCATAATTTACCTGAGGTACAAAGTAAGAAGTAGGCCTACTATAGTAGTATCCCCCATAGTATGCAGTGTTTCCAGGGTAGTAGTACCCTCCATAATACGCAGTGGGGCCATAACTTATTTGAGGCACAAACACAGGGCCAGGGCAGCATCCATACGCATAGTTTTGATAGCCATTTGGACAATACGGGGCAGGCCCCCATAGACCAGAGCCGAAAACAGAACATCCCATTACCGGAGGAACTTGCCCAGCGCAAAAAAATACGGTAGTAGGAACACAAGTATTAGTATAGTACCCTCCATAGTATGCTGTATTTCCATAATTTACCTCAGGAACAAATACGGAAGTAGGGCCATAGTATATTTGAGGTACAAATACGGAAGTATTCCCATAATTGTAATATCCACCATAGTATGCTGTATTTCCATAATTTACTTGAGGTACGAAGTAAGAAGTATTTCTAGTCTTTGTAGTATTAAAAGTATATGTAGTCGGCCCATAGTTATAATACCCACTATCTGTGTTTCTTGAAGTAGGAACCTGATAATAACTATAATAAGAAGTAGGCCCATAATTATATGTAACCCATGTAGTAGTTCTGCTAGTATTCCAGGTAGTAGTAGTAGACCTTGAAGTAGGGGTACTAGTCTGCCAAGTCGTTGTAGTGTTACTGCTAGTCCCCCAAGTAGTTGTGGTACTTCTGCTAGTTCCCCAAGTAGTTGTAGTACTTCTGCTAGTAGCAGTGGCTATAGAAGTATTCCAAGTCGTAGTAGTAGCAAAAGCAGTAGTAGTACTTCTAGACGTAGACCTAGAAGTTACATATGCAGTGTTATAGTAGGTAATAAAGCTAGTAACCCACGACGTATTCCAAGAAGTGGAATACGTCGTAAGGTAGGAGCCGCTTGATCGTATATTTCTACTCATTAATCATTGCTCCTCCAGACTTGAATACCAGACCAAGATGTTCCATTATCATAAGTTTCAAAAACGAGCACGGTTTTTCCAGAAGTAGGTAGAATTGGAGCAGCTCCACGATTAAATACTACTGAGGCGGGCCACGTAATTGTGTAAGCTCCTGGATTCGTAAGTACTAAGGTTAGAGTATTTACATATCCTGATTGTAGGCCAGAGAATGTAAAGGTAGTTGTTCCTGCAATAGTTGCAGTTGCAGTATCTCCGTTAGCTAGGCTAACATCAGTTGTTCCTGATACACTGCCCAATGCTTGTACAGGACTATGGTAGGATTTGGCCTTGACAAGACTAAATGTAGGGCTCGATGTAGTAAGAACTGCTTGGTTAAGGTAGCTGGCGAATTGATTGCCATCCCACAGGTCTGCGTCAAGCCCAGAGCCTGCGCCATCATTAGCGTCATGCCAAACAGTGATAGGATTCCAAAGATTTGTGCTAGTATTATATCCAAGTACCTGTTTATTACTAGGAGTACTTGTAATCTGAACGTCATGAAGTTCGTCGAGTTCGTAGCCATTTTGAGTACGAACAAAAATACGGCCATTATTAGTAGCCGTTTGAATAAATCCTAAATAAACGAGATGGTTAGGAGCGTGGGGTTTTGTGGTTGTAACAGTACCGGCAGTTGCTCCAAGATAGATAGCCTGCCCAGCTGTGTAACCAGAAGTATCTACTCCACGAAGTAGACCTTGCGCTATTACAACACCAGTTGCACCAACAGCTATACTCTCGTTTGCTAACCCAAGAGTTTGTGCTGAAGTTGCCTCAGAAGTATTGAAAGCACGTTTTACTGAAATATTTGCACCATTTGACCCAAATACATATACAGGCTCACCCGCAGCAATAGTTGTAGAATCAGCATTGTATACTTGATAGCTTAAAGTCTGAGGTAGTTTCCACTCAACTAAGCCAGACCCATCAGCAGTCAGTACTTCACCAAGAGCTCCCTGAGTAGTAGGAAATTCATTGCCACCTGCAGTTAAAGTTCCAGTAACGTCTAAGTCGCCAATAGTTTCTATATCATCAGAATAGTAGGCAACTACAGTTAGAATATCATCAGCGGCTGCACCAGAAGATAATACTATAGAAGTACCATTGGTTGCGGTGTAATCGCTTGCATCAAGCATTACACCGTTTAAGTAAACTTGTATTTGATTTGTAGTATAAGCAAGAGTAGCAGAATTATCATCTGCACCAGAAAAAGTAGTCTGAGAAGAAGTCGCGGTATATACAAAGGTAGTAATACCGCGAGTTATAATTGCGCCACTAAAGTCTGTACTGCCAATTTCTACAATAGATTCTGTGCCAGATACATCCTTCTTGATATACATTTTGCCATCATAGGTATTGATAGCAACTTCGCCCAGATCTAGCTGGGCGGTAGTAGGAACCGCTCCTTGTGTCGCGGAGCGTTTTAATTTAATCGTTTGCGCCATTTGGCTCTCCTATGGATTGCGTATATACGCTGGAGAAAAACTATTTAGAACGTACCGCCGTCAATAGTTGTAATAATTGTTCCGAAGTTTGCTGCTGAAAGAATATTTGAAGCAGTTACTACATCGGAACCATCAGGAGTAGACATTGTCCAAGTATTGGTTGTTTCATTAAAAATAAGCTGTACATTGTTATTTGTACCACGCTCTACTTCAATACCTGCATTTTGAGTTGCGGAACCTGTTTCGTCTCCATTCAAAAGAAGAATTGAATCGCCAACAGAAACAGTATTTGAATTAATGGTAGTTGTAGTACCCTGAACCGTTAAGTTACCAGCAATTACAACAGTACCGGTTTCATCCCCATGCGCAGCGGGATCAATAGTAAAGGTAGCAGGGCCATATAGAGTGCCTGCTAG